ATGCTGCAAAAGCTGAACTCGTAAAGAGCATCGTAGCAAGAGCGGCACTAACAAACTTTCTCATGTCATTCACCTTTCACAGTTATAAAGATGTGTGCTAACCATTGGCACTACACGGGACTATTTTTGGCGTCCATCCCTACGCACTACAACCGCACTGCAACTTTCTTCCTTTAGTATAACCATCATCAAGATTTGTGGTCTTATGCATTCCAATATAGAACTTGTTATTGATTTTATTTGTAATCTTATAGACAGTATAGAACATGCTGCCCTCGGTTGTATAAACAGTCTTATTGAAACTGCTATTTATACAACCGAGGCGCTTATGTGGAGAATATCGGACTCGAACCGATCTCAGATTCCTTGCAAAGGATTCGTGCTTGCCCTGAGCATTCCCCTAACTAATCGAGTGGAATACCTGTTACGGTTCTTCCAGTCTTCGTATCTGTCACTCTATACGTTTGTCGCATTTGGTTGTGTGATCTAGCTATGTTGATGGCTTCAATCATACTGATTGCATCAACTGTCATTCTCACATTACCAACTTCAATCACAAACGTATTCATAATATATCCTACAATATGGTACCCGATGACGGGATCGAACCGCCGACCTTCTCCGTGTAAAGGAGTTGCTACTTCCGCTGCGCTAATCGGGCATATTTGGCTCGCATGGTAGGATTCGAACCTACAGTGGCCTGATTAACAGTCAGGTCCCGATACCAATTCGGGTTCATGCGAATAAACTTTAATTCACTACTCTATATATGATCTTACAAGAACCGCTTTTTATGCAACCTAGTTGCTGTGCTGCGCCTCGTGAAAGATCAAGTTGTCGTCCTCTTACGAATGGCCCTCTGTCATTGATACGTACTATAGCAGTTCTATTGCCGTGTGTCAAGTGCAATCTTGTTCCGAATGGTAGACTTCTATGTGCTGCTGTTAGTCCGTTCGGATTGAATCGTTCTCCGTTTGCAGTTCTTTTACCGTGCATGTACCATGAAGCGTTCATAGTTGTGCTAGAGGCATCGACGTTAGTTGTTTGACATGCACCTAGAAAAGGCACTGCAAGACAAACTGATAAAACACGTAACACATGATATCCTTTCATAGAATGGCGCGTCAGGTAGGACTCGAACCCACATCTTCCATTCCAGTTACCTTACTCTCCGTTCGTAGCGGAGGCGGATACTGACGCAATATTGGAGGTGCTTCCCAGAGTCGAACTGGGTTCTCAAGGATTTGCAGTCCCGCGACTTACCGTCTGCCTCAAGCACCGTATTTGGATCCAGAGGATGGGTTCGAACCACCGACACTCAGCTTCAGAGGCTGATGTTCTACCAATTGAACTACTCTGGAATATTATTTCCTCTTATATGTTTCATATGCAGCCATGGCAATATCACCAATAGCATAAACCATGAGATAGCCAAAGAAAATTCCAAATGCGCCGAAATAAAACATTGCCGTCAGACCGAAAGTTACATGAACATAACTCCATCCATATACGATAGCAGCAATAAGCGACACAACCAATAAACCAAAACCAATACGAATCAATCTATCTTTCACTTCTCATTTCCTTTTTCTACATACTCTCGAATGCTGCGCTTAGTCTCGACACCTGTACAATACCAAATAGATACGACTACAGAAATAATCAGTATCGTGCGCAACATAAAAAACGAATACGATATCCATAGTTCGTTATAAAAGATCGAAAAGTCCCACAAAAGAAACGGTACAATTATTTGAAAAGCTAACAAAACGCCTGCAAATACACCAAAGCAAACTGTAAACATCGCAGTGAATTGCAGTAGATAACCTTTCACATATCTCAGTGTCATTCTCGTTTCCTATATTCCCTGTTTCATCATAGGTATATTATACACACATATACAATCTTTGTCAAGTGGTACCGCATAGCGGAATTGAACCGCTCTTTTTAGGTTGAGAACCTAATGTCCTTGACCGATAGACGAATGCGGCATACACGACAAAGTGGTAGACGGGGAGAATTACGATATCTCGACCTGCCGCTTAAGAGGCGGCTGCTCTTCCTCTGAGCTACCCGTCCGTATTCTGGTCCTCCGTGTCGGATTTGAACCGACGATCTCCGAGCTTGAAAGGCTGGTATGTTTGACCGCTACACCAACGGAGGAAATTCTTTGATCCGTAATTTGATGATGCGCCACGGAATCACGGACGCTATACTGGCACCTCGCTAAGGACTCGAACCCTACTATTCGGTTTTGGAGACCGACGCATCGCCCCTAAATGCTTGCGAGATATAAAATGGTAGACCCCCTCGGATTCGAACCGAGTACCTCAACGTTTAAAAGACGTGCGCTCTAACCAAATGAGCTAGGGGTCCAAAACTGGTTCAGGAAACTGGATTCGAACCAATACTAAAGGCTTCAAAGGCCTCTGTTCTACCGTTAAACTATTCCCGAATGGTTGTTCCTACTGGTATCGATCCAGTGTCTCCGTCTTATCAGGACGATGCTCTACCTTTGAGCTAAGGAACAGTTTAGAAACTCTTCAATCTGTTTCATATTCATTTCGATAACAGCAGTAAGAAGTTCTTTTGCTTGCTTTCCGCTAATCGTGCCGTCGCTTATCATTTTGACAATCTCGGCATTCTGTTTAGGGGAAACAAGATGTATTGAGTTTAGATCAATCTTCATTTGTTTTCTCCTTTTAGTCAAATGGTCCGTGTGGCAGGATTCGAACCTGCGACCCTCTGGTCCCAAACCAGATGCGCTACCTGACTGCGCTACACACGGATGTTCTTTTACCAAACCGATAAGTTTGTGCTGTTTATTATAGATTCACTTTCTAGTTTTTCTAGACTTTGTTTATGTATCTTTGATGTTTTGTGTTTAGACCAATTCGCACCACCTTTAATATTCATGTCACATATGTAGCATCTACGAACAGGTTCATCGAGTTTTCTTTGACTGAGAACTTTTTTGGTGGCATCAGAATGAGGAACTTTCACACCAGTTCTACCTGTTGACAGAAATCCACCTTTGCGTCCCGCGCTTACACGATCAACATACACATTATTGTTGATGTAGCTAAATCCACCCTTACCACCTTCACAAAGATTATAACTCATCTCATTTAGGATTACAAGTTCTTTCTCTTTGTTCTTCATATCTTCTTCATTGTCGAAGATATGAAGGATTTCTTTTGTAAAGTTTTCTATGCCATGTTTGTTGATTGCTGCTCTTATGAGCTTACCAGAACCCATATAATCATCATCAAGATTTGTGGTCTTATGCATTCCAATATAGAACTTATTATTGATCTTGTTCGTGATTTTATAGATTGTAAAGAACATTGATTAAAGAACCTCCGCATACTTTAAGGGTTTGCATACTTATTTAGTATGCGGAGGTTCTGATGTGCTGAAGGTTGGCATCGAACCAACTTTAACTGTCTTATGAGGACAGCGAGATTGCCATAACCTCCCCATCAGCGTTGTAATGGTGCCGAGAGTAGGGTTCGAACCTACCGTGCTTTAAGCGTCCGATTTACAGTCGGGTGCCCGTCCACTCAGGCGATCTCGGCAAAACTTTATATGGTACCCACTCTTGGATTCGAACCAAGTCTTCCAGAGCCACAGACTGGCGTGCTGACCAACAACACTAAGCGAGCATTTATTTTGGTGCCCAATGAGGGACTCGAACCCCCACTCCGAAGAACTAGTTCCTAAGACTAGCGCGTCTACCAATTCCGCCAATTGGGCAATAATGGCGCACATGACGAGGATCGAACTCGCCTTAACCTGTTCGACAGACAGGTGGTCTCACCAGAAACCGACATGTGCATAAACTCTATTCAAAGAAGTATCTGTTGTATAGGATTCGAACCTATGTTCCAACGCGATGGAGTCCTATCCGACTAGACGAACAACCTCGATTATCGCGAGTCATCGAGTGATACTTCCATGAATAGAGGGATGAAAGAGACATCCACTCTAAACTATAATTTCAATTGTCAAACAGCAGCAGATAATAAAAAACCCAGACACTTGGTCTGGGTTCTTGTTTCGATATGTAAGCTGGAAAGCCTACATCACAAGAACCCATGTACGATCAAACCAGTTGAGTGGCTGATAGCTTGTTTCCGAGATCGTTTCTGGTCGTTTAATTTCTGTATTCTTCATATTTTTATTTATAACACTTTTTTTCGTTTTTTCAAGAGTGACAAAAATATTTTTAAATTCTTTCTAAAACAGGTTTGCCTACAATCGTATATCGTTTGGCAAGATCACGAATCAAAGAACATGCATTCTTAAATTCCTTGAAGTCAACTGTCTTAGTCTCAAGAAACCCATTCTTATCTTTGCAGTCATAAGACACTCTATACATTCCATATCTCCGTTTCATTCAAGATAAGTATTATAGCTGGTTTAAAGTCTCTTGTCAAGTGGTAGGAGTGCTAGGATTCGAACCTAGTCAAGAACAGTCATCTACTGCTAAAGGCTTTATAAGGGCCTCCCGTGTACCAACACCCACTCCCATATTTTGGTACTCGGTGAGGGACTCGAACCCACTGTAAGACGTTTATGAGACGCCGGCATATACCACTTATGCTTCCCGAGTATATTCTTTTACGCAGCTTGCGCGAAATGTTCAGTATTTAGGCACTCTCGCGCCCGTTCATTAATCATGTCCATCAATCGCCAGTATTCTTTGCTTGAGACTTCCATCGGGATCGTGAACCCCACCTTATTGCCTTTGTTTAGATGAAACATCAAGAGAGAAACATCATCATCATTCAGAATATTGATTACTGGGTATTCCGACATGCTATTCCTTTTGTTTTGGTACCCACGGTCGGATTCGAACCGACACTGTAGGGGTTTTAAGCCCCTTGACTCTAACCTGTTGGCCTACGTGGGCATAAAATGGC